TACGCAGCTACTTATTATCCACCAGTAGTTCTTGCTGGTGAAGACATGGGACTTCGTGTTCCGGCTTCAGTTGCTGGCATTGGAGTTCTCGCTCAAAGTGATGCTGCTTCTGGTGCACCTTGGTTCGCTCCTGCTGGATTTAATCGCGGTGGTATCCGAAGACTCGGTGGAAATAACGGACCAAGAGTAGCTCAAGCAACTGAGAATCTTAACAAAGCAGATCGTGATGATCTCTATCAAGTTAATATTAACCCAATTGCTAACTTTCCGGGTGAAGGAACAGTTGTATTCGGTCAAAAGACTCTTCAACAAACCCCTTCCGCTCTTGATCGCATCAACGTTCGTCGTTTGATGATTTACCTCAAGAGCCGCGTTGGTGAAGTTGCAAGAACTGTTCTTTTTGATCAGAATGTAAATGCTACTTGGAACCGATTCAAAGCGTCAGCAAACCCAATCCTTGCGGATGCTAAGTCAAGATTCGGTGTTTCAGAGTACAAACTTGTTCTAGATGAAACAACAACCACTCCTGATTATCAGGATCGCAACATTATGTATGCTAAGGTTTTCATTAAACCAGCAAAAGCAATAGAGTTTATTGCTATCGATTTCTCAATTACCCGTTCCGGAATTGAATTCTAAACTAGTTATTAAAGATTATAGGAGAAAATAACAATGGCATTTTGGTCAACAAACGATGTAGAGCCTAAAAGAAACTTTAGGTTCCAAGTACAAATTACAGGCTTGGGAACAAACTCTGTTCTCTGGTGGGCAAAAACAGTGACTACACCTGCTTTTGACGTTACAGAAGTAGAACACAATCACTTGGATAATAAATATTATTTCCCTGGGCGTGTTTCGTGGAACGAGGTGTCTTTGACTTTGGTTGATCCAATTTCTGTTGATGCTGTTGCTTTGACTAATGAACTTCTAGAGAGCTCAGGATATGTTATCCCCTCTCAGCCTCCAGCGGATGCCGGGAACCTTAGTACCATGTCAAAAGCAAAATCCACAGCAGCCGTAGGAGATGTAATTATCAGTATTCTTACAGCAGACGGGAACGTAATTGAAGAATGGACTCTGAGAAACGCATTTATTAAATCTGCTAAGTATGGTGATTTAGATTATTCTTCTGATGATCTTAGAACAGTTGAGATGACTTTCCGTTACGATTGGGCAACCTGCGATTCTAGTAATAACCCAAATGGGCCACAGGGAATCTATTTCGACGCATAGGAGCATAAATGTCTTTTTGGTCAACAAGTACACTTGAGCCACTACGAAAGTTTCGTTTCCAAATTCAAATTGGAAATGATTCTTCTATTTGGTGGGCAAAGTCCGTTACACAGCCTTCTCCGGATATTTCAATGTCCGAGTATCAACTTGTCAACCATAAGATCAAATATCCCGGCATTACAACTTGGAATGATATTGACATAACCATAGTTGATATCGGAGGCAAGGGTCTAGAATTTTATAAAAAGTTGACCGATTCAGGATATAGTTTTGATGGGTCCGGAACAGACGGAATTATAAAAGAGCAATACAAGGATCAGGTTTTTAAAATTCAAAAATTAAAAGCAGATGGAACTTTGCTTGAAACTTGGGATCTTATCAATCCATTTGTCAAGTCAATAAAGTATTCAGATTTAGATTATTCTTCAGATGACTTGGTAGAAGTAACAGTCACAGTTGCATATGATAGTGCGATTCTCTCCAATGATGCACAAGAGAATGAAGATAGGCTAGCCAGATTAAGAGAACGAGATACTGGTGCCGACATAATAGACTTATAACAAAGAGGTATAAATGAGCAGAAATAAAGATAGACTCGGAGGGCACACTCCCGAGCCAGCAGAGACACCACAACAGCCGGTAGAAAAAGCTTTTGATCCACTAAGCTTCGTTGCGCCAACAGAATTTGTTGACCTACCATCAAAAGGAAACTATCCTGAAGGACATCCACTTCATGGACAAGAAGTTATTGAGATGAGATTTATGACAGCAAAAGAGGAAGATATTCTATCTTCACAAACTCTCCTTAAAAAAGGAATTGCAATTGAAAGAATGATTGATTCACTTATTATAAATAAATCAATCAAAGCGCAAGATTTATTGGTCGGAGACAGAAATGCTTTGGTTATTGCTGCACGTATCTCTGGATATGGAGCAAACTATAAAACACAAATAGGATGTCCTTCTTGCGGAACTAGAACGCAATTTGATTTTGATCTCACACAACAAGAAATACATGAGTCATCCGTAGATGAAACTCTTTCAATGCAAAAGTTGGGCAATGGAAGTTTTAGTTGCAAGATGCCCTATTCAGGCTTCAATATTATCTTCAAGTTGTTGGATGGTAAGGATGAACAGTATTTGGCTAAACTCACAGCAGATAAGAAAAAAAGAAAGATGAATGAGGCAACATTAACAGATCAGTTCAAAACTATGATCGTCTCAATTGAAGGTCACAGCGATAAGTCAATTATAGGTAAATATGTTGATAATATGCCAACTTTAGATAGTAGACACCTCAAAGCATGTTACAAGGTGGCTTCACCCGATGTGAAGATTACAAACAATTTTGAATGCGGTTCTTGTGGATATTCGCAAGAAATGGAGGTTCCGTTTAATACGGACTTTTTTTGGCCTGACCGATAAATACTCCGAAGCTCTTTATGAACAAATATTTATAATGAAGCATTTTGGTGGATGGTCTTTCACGGAGATATATAATCTCCCAATTGGTCTTCGTAATTGGTTTTGCGAGAGAATGCGAAAGCAGTTTGAAGATGAAAAGAAAGAAATGGAAAAAGCAAACAAGAAAAGAAGATGATGCCCTAACGGGCATTTTTTTATGCAAACTAATTAGAATAAGGAGAAATGTATATGCTTGTTATTGACTTAGAAAGGGCGAAAGTAACCCTAAACGAGACTTGGGATGAAATGTTGGGATCTTGGACAAAGACCATTCTCAAGTATATGTATGGAAAGGACGTTAATATTGTTGCAAATCTCAATGAAGAAGAGCAAACCACAACAAAATTCAAGATCACTGGAAAGTATCAAGATGTTAAGGCATATGCTATTGCAATCTCTGCGGAAAAAGAATTCCTTGATGCATTCAAAGAGTTCGGAGAAGGGCATCCGCAAACTATGGCTAAAAGAGAAGAACTAAGAAACGAAGTGGCTAATTTTGAAAGAACAACCGGTCTTAAGTGGCCCTTCAAAGACGAGGACTAAATGAATGGCAAAAAATACAGAGGAAATGACCAGAGAGGAACTGGAATCAGAAATAAAAAATCTTAGAACGGCTAATGAAAAAAGAGCAGAACTAGAAGCTACAGATCCCAAGGTTGTTGCGGGGCGGATAAAAGAGCTTGAAGTGACTGTAGCGCAAAACAAAGCACTTGGTGAGTATAACCAAATGTATCAAGCACAAATTAAACTACGAAAAGAACTTGAGAAAGTACAAGAAATCAGCACCGCTACAATTAAAGAAATCAATGATTTAGAGGAAAAACAGGCTGCGAGTGGCCTGACTGCTGATGAGCAAAAGCTTTTAAGAATTAGACAAGAAGAAGTCGCACAAGCAGAAGCTTATGAAAAAAGAAAGAAACAACTTCAAGATATAACAGATCTAGAGGATGAAGATGACAAGTCCAAAGAAAAAAGACTAAAAAAAGCCAGAGGTTTTTATGAAGATATAGCGGTTAAGATCGGCTTAAATTCTAGAGCAGCCAACGGATTCATCAACAAGATGACCGAGATGGGAGAAATGTCTAAACAAGAAAAGGCTCAAGCATTCAAAGATACGTTTTCTTTTAAAAGAATGGGCGCAGCATTAGCAATGGCGGTTATTACTCAAACTATGAAGCTTACAATGGCTGTAGACAAAGCGTCTGCTGCTTTTGCTGCTCAAACTGGTGCTGGTCGTGCTTTAACCGAAGAAATTATGGCAATTGGTGGAGGTTATCGTAATCTCGGAATTGGAGCAGAAGACGCGGGTAAGGCCGCACAGGCTCTATTTAGCGATTTCACTGGTTTTATGCAAACGTCGCAAGCTGGTAGAAAAGATTTAATGCTCACTGTGGCTTCATTGGAAAAAATTGGAGTTTCCGGGCAAACTGCATCAAAATCCTTGCAAATAATGTCAAGTAACTTTGGACTTTCAACAAGACAAGCCTCTAAAATGACCAAACAATTGTCGGTTGCCGGAACAAAGATTGGTATCTCGGCTTCTAAAATGATGGATGGGTTTGTTGCTGCTTCAAAGTCTCTTGCTGTTTATGGAAAAGACGCAATTAAAGTGTTTACAGATCTTGCTGCTCAAGCAAAGGCCGCTGGGGTTGAAACTGAGACTTTGTTGGGCATAGCTGGTCAATTTGACACCTTTGAAGGTGCTGCAAATGCCGCCGGCAAGCTAAATTCAATACTTGGCTCTCAAATGTCCGCTGTGGATCTTTTAACAATGAAAGAGAATGAAAGAATTGAAACCTTAATACGATCAGTACAGGCACAGGGAATGGCCTTCTCAGATATGGATCGTTTCTCACAAAAAGCAGTTGCAAATGCCGCTGGTATAACCGATATGGCCGAGGCTCAGCGAATATTTGGTATGTCTGTTAATGATTACCGTAAAGGACTCAAAGAAGCAGCCTCTGAAGAAGAGTTTAATAACCGATTAAAAGATGCGATGGATGTTTTCAAGAAACTAGAAATGGCAATGAAGAACTTTGCAATTCAAATCGCTCCATTGGTTAATTGGATTGCATGGGCAGCACAAGGGCTTTTAAACCTCAGCCAAGCTGCTGGAGGCGTCCCTGCTATGATTATTGCGATTGTTGCTGCTGGATATATATTGATGGCTTTCCTTCCCGGACTTATTGGGTTGATTCCTGCTCTAACTGGTGCTATTTTTGCAGCATTACCGGCGCTTGGAACTATAGGTACTGTTATAGGAGTCGTGTTGGTTGCTGCGCTCGCTGCGTTGTCTATTGGTATAGCAACATTGAATCTTAAAAAACTTCAAGCTTTGGGCTCTATATTTTCCGGACTGGCTAAAATCGGAGAAGTCAGTGTTGCCAAAAACGTAATCCTTGACACAGCAGATGTTCTTGTGGATAATCAAGCCACCCTTAGACCAATTCTTGGGGATATGGCTCTCATATCAACAGGGGCAACAACACAAAGCATAACAAGAGCGACCACATCAACCGCTATAAGTCAATTTGCTGCTAATTTTGAAAACGTATTTAAGCCGAACGTTATAGTTAAGATTGGCGATGAAACGATTACAGACAAAATCGCAACAATTGTTGATAACAAAGCAGTTGACACCGGAGCAGCATAATGCAGACACTTAATTTATCAGATGGAAAAACAATATCAGGCTATGTTGGTGCAACAAATGCTCAACTACAAATTATGAGTGTTCCAACACAATTTTTACTTATGTTTCCTGCTTTTTTAACCGATTTTTCTCAAACGTTTGACGCAAAATGGAACACAGAAGAAGTATTTGGAAGAATGGATCCAATAGCAACATATCAAGGCACCAAAAGAACAATGTCTCTCGGATTTGATTTACCGGCTGGATCAATTGAAGAAGCGAAGAAAAATCTCAAAGGATGTTCGGAACTAATAAAGATGGTTT